ATCAACAGAGACGGCCCTTCGGGGCCGTTTTCTTGCATGCTTTAATGTCTTATTTTGCGGCAACCGAGACCTTCACAGCCGCTCAGGGAATGTCGTATCCAAACTGAAATCGGACATTCGCGATATAACAAAACCCGCAACAAGGACGGACTTCAATTACTCAATACCTTGCCGGTACCTCTCGTGGCTCTCTCTAACTGTCTCAGGCAGTCCATCGTCGGCCAGTTCGTTCAGGGCTTCGTAAACCAGCTTCCTAACCGCCTCCTGAATCTCCGGCAAGCTAGTCGCTGCAACCACCTCAGGTGCTACCCGGGTCGGCAGGTGAAGCAGCTTGGCTCGAGCATTCGCCACCAGCGCCTGCCAGGTCGATAACACCAGATCAGCGGGGATCAGCGAGCCTTTTTCTCGCTGCAGCGCCAACTCCTGCCTGTCAGCTTGCGCGGCCGTGAGCCGCGTCCTTTCTGTCTCGAGGTCCAATGCCGCGCCGGTATCGCCATCCTCGACGAGCGCGGCAATACGGAAGTCGACCAGCCAGGAAATAAACGCCTGTGCCGGATAGGCCGCAGGCTTCCCGCGCCGCCCAGGCGTGCAGGGTGGCGGGTTCAGCAGGTCATTCCAGTGCCGCAACGTGCGCTCCGTGACGCCTGCGCATTCCGCAGCCTCTCGCTGGTTAAATGTCAGTTCCTGTTTTTTGTTTTGCATCGTAAATGCCCGGTAACTAATTGACGGCGAGGAAGGAAATTGCCAGGAAAATTGCTGTGCCTAAGAATATCGCGACGTCCGAAATACCCGTCCAGAACAATTCTTTCCAAGTACCTTTTGTGTTTGCCGGCCACGCGCCCAGGAGGGAGGGCGCTGCCGGCTGACGGGGTTTTGATCAAATGCGGGCACTCGCCGTCTGATCCCGCGAATAAAAGGCCGGCCCGGAGACCGGCACAGCGTGCGCGTTGCTGAAGGAGGGCAGATTCGCGCACAGCCTAACCTCATGCTCCGGCGTTATATGTCAGCGCTTTGTGATTGCCACACAAAACGCGGAAGGCATAACCGAGACGAAAATGGACGCCATCGGGCGCACCGCTCGGCGCGTTCGTCATCCGCTCAAGGCGCGGCTGTCCTTCGCTGCCTTCCAGCACGGCCACCAGCACACCGCCATGGATCTGGTCGGCAGATGTGAACCATTTGGTGGAGCTGCTCAACCGGCTGTCAATCAGGGTGATAATGTTACCGTCGCTCTCGCCGTCCGTGTTACCTGCGTTCGTCGCTGACCGAACAACGCTCAGGGTGGATGCATAGGCAGGGCCAGCAATTATGAATCGCGGTTTCAGATTCAGGTATTCACCCGCTGCATTTTGTTGCGCACCCATCAAGCCGAAGGCCGTATTGACTTCGTCCACTGACGGCGCAGCAGCGCTTGCGTCCAGGTTCCCGTGATCGGCGTGAAACAGCGCGACACCATCACCCAGCGCCGCATTCGCCGTCAGCAGGTTGAACACTGCCGTCCCGATGGCCCTAGATACTGCTCGGCCTGCCTCGTAAGGCGTGATCGTCAGCGCTTGCACATCCGCATTCAGAATCGCCGCTCGCGTTATACTGATACGTTGTAAATAATTCCCGACAGCAGCCTGTTCTTTACCATCATCGTGAAGCGTGGCTGGTTTTACCTCGCCCCGCTCCTCGACTTCCTCGGGTGCCGGCATGGACGCCCCACGCCGCACATCGAACTGCCGGAAATCCCGAACAGGCAGATAGCGCGTGAATCTCGGCCAGCATTCGGGTGCTGAGTCGAAACCATCAAGCAAGGCGCGATTCACCACATTGGAAATCAGATCGGGAAAATCCGACGAGGTGAGTGCGCGGGTCAGAATCGCGTTTTTATCGTCGATATGCGGCGGCGTTTGGCCGGTCAAGGCGATGTAATCCCGCGCCATCTGCATCAGGTCCACGCGCCCGCCGATTTCGTCCCGGTAAGCGGGCGAAACATCGTTGTACCGAACCAATCCGGCGCTATAATAAATCCGCGCCATGCATAGCTGATTAAATTCGGCATGGTGGTCTCGTCGTCCCCAGCGTGGCGAATCGTCGGCCGGTGCGTAAGGGCTGGTGCCGGTCGCACGTCTATAAATCGCCTCACCGCGTCGAAGTGCGGCCGGATCGGGTTCTCGGCTGAGAAGTTCGTCGGTAAAATCGGTCATTAATATGTCCCTGCATTATATGGATCGTGCCGCTATTTTCCCGCGCCAGCGCACAGGGACACAAACCGCAATTCATGTCCCATCAATGCGCCAGCCATCCTGCCGCCGGTGTTCCTCGATTCGTTTTAGTTGTTTCGGGCTGCGCGGACAGTCCATGCTCCGCAAAGTTGCGATAAATGCCCGCATGTCCCGGCGCGGGTGTTCCCGATTCCCGGCTAGGCACGCCGAAACAATCGCACGTCGCGCCGGTGCTGTTTCGGCTTCTGTCAATTCGATCACGGTGCGCAGCAAGTCGTCGCGCCGATCCAAATCAGGGCCTCCCAGCCTCAATGCATCAAGCAGATTGCCGCCAGCGGCCTGTATCGACAGCCCGTGCACCAGCCACGCCACCAGCTCACGCGGCAAGTTACTTGCCGGCAGGATCGCAAGCAGGGCGTCGCGGCGCGCGGCGGTCATCGCGATTAACTGCGGGTTCCGGTGATGACCGGTTGCCTGATTGGTGCCGGCATACCGGCCGAAAATTGCCGTGACCAGGCAAGCAGCACAGCGCCATGCGTAACCGTGCCGTCAGGCCGCACCACGGCCAGCAGGCGGCCGTCGCGGTCCAATAGGTGCCAGCAATCTTTCCGCAAATATGACCGGCTCTTGTGCGGCTTCTGGCGTTCACCGCCAGCGGCTTGCGCGTATCTTTTCGTCGCTTCTCGGTATTCCATGTCACACCCCCGCCGGAAATGTCATTGTGGTGCCGGGTCGCAGCACCTGGCCGCTATCAGAAACGATTGCGATAGGTGTACCGCGTGCGTCTTTCAGGTGCCACAGCCGGCCATGGCGGGTACTAGTGCGCGGGTCGGGCGGGCGGTAATCGTCACGGGCTGCATCCCGGTAGTGTGTTACTGCATGTAGATACTGCATTTTCAATTTTCCTCTATTTCCCTATGGAACAAATCGTCTCATCCGCTTGGGTGGTAAGCCCATGCGGTCGGTGTTTAAACGACTGAAATCACCTTTGTTGGTGATTACCTGCCATCCCCGGCATGTTTTGCAAATCGCCCCTTCGTTTGCCAGTAACGGTGTCTTGCACAAATTGCATACTCGAGTCATTACTACCTCCGATCACTTGCCATACTTGGCAGCCAGGTATTCAGCCTCACCGCGGTCGCGGTAGGTATGCGTGACCTTGTTGAACTTGAGGGTTACAAGTCCGGTCTTGCCCACCTGCCTGAACCGGATCTTCTGAACATGGATATCGACATCGCTGGTGCGGTCATATCCTGACTCGCGCCAGATTGTCAGGCCGTTGTCGGCCTTGTTGCGCCAGTGCGCGGATCCGCTGATGTCATACAGGGACGGCACCGGGTAATCGCCGTCCTTTTCCCGGTACAGCTTCGCAGGATGCGCCACGACCCACACGTGAATACCCTTCTGCCGGGCGAATGTGCGGATCCGTTTCAGCGACCGTGATATGTATTCCGTCTCCGTGAGCTCCCGCGGACGGTCATGCTCGATTTCATTCCATGGATCAATGACCAGCCCGCGGATCCCCTTGCGATAGACCAGGGATGCAGCGCGATCCAGGATAAAATCCAGCGTCCAGCCGGTATCGTCCTCGTCGAGGATGAAATGGAAATGTTCATTCAGAATTGCCAGTGTCTGGTCGAGATCCTCGCCGCTCATGCGCTCGGTCGGTCCGGTCCCAAATGGCATCCCGCTCCACTTCTCCGCCAGCCGGGCGAGGTGATCCTCCATCGGTTGATTCTCCGGGCTGAACATGGCAAAACCCCAACCATGCAACCGCGCCAGATTCACCGTCAGGCTGTCCAGCCAGTTAGACTTGCCCGCACCCGGCACACCGGTGATCACCGTGAACTCGCCGGGACGGACGGTATAAAGCGCGTCAACCTCACCCCAGCCCGTAGACTTCCCGCGCTCCCAACCGTGGGCGTACAGCGTTCTCACGCGGTCTGACAGGTCGTCTACGCTGAACACGCCCTTCAGTGGGTAGGGTTGCGCATGTTCTATGCACTCCCGCAATACATCCTCACCGTGCTGAACTAATACTTCATTGGCATCCTTGCACCCGACAGGCCAGGTCACCCGGTGACACTTGTCACGTCCGAACCGCCGCGCCAGTTCATCGTCCAGACGTTGACCCGGCTCATCGGCATCGACAGCGATCACCCAGGACCGAACCGCTGAAATGGAATCAT